AGATAGTAATGTTTTTTCTGCTGGTGAAGAATTAATTAAAAAAATTTATAATACTCAAAGTTTACAGCGCAATACAGAAGATAAGAATTTGGCAGAGACAAAAGACAAGTTACTCCAATTAGTCACTACAGAAAACAATATGATTAAAATTAATGAATATACCAAAATCGTCATTAACTCCCTCTCTAAAAAACTAGATGATAACCACCCCAGAATTTGCGCTAAAGCGGCTGAATCTTTGGCTAAGATTGGCACAGAAACAGCGATTCCTGGGTTACTCAAGGCTTTATCCGATGCGGAAGATAGCGTTCGTTTCAGTGCCACCGATGCAATCGGTAAAATTGGTTCTCGTTATGCCTTAACCTAAAATGGCAATCAGTCCTGACAATTTACTGTGTGATTGGCTCAATGCCGACAGCAGAAATTGATCAAGCATTAAAACACACTCTAGGCTTGTAGCGATCGCTATTTCCCCTTATCCTAAATTTTCGATAAACGAACTAGACAGTAAGAGTGTAAAAAAAAATAATATTGGGGGATAGTGATAACAGTATTAACAAAGCCTGAAACCTATATATATCAATAGTTTCATTGTAGATACCCTTATCTACAATCTATTTACAATAATAACTTAGTTCTTTTGTACTACTATCTTTTTGTAATTTTTTTGTAAGGTTTTTTCTTAAAAATGCTTGACAATTCTAGCAATTTACTATAAGATTGTATTAATCGAGTTTCAGAGGAAAAATGCTTATTACCCATATCTCGGTGGATTACACTCAGAGAGTCAACCTTAATAATTTTGAGTTTGTGAATGTGAGTATAAATATTCATGGAAAACCAGAAGACGGCGAAGATCCTGACGCTTGCTATGAATTTCTTTTAAATCAAGCACAGCAAGTGGTTATGTCGAAACTTCTGGAAGTAACAGAGGCTCATGATGTCACTTGCCCAAGTGTGGTCAAGTATTTTGCTGGTAAAGAAATAGATGAGTTTCCTTCCTCTTATAGATTTAGCGACCCTAGCAACCTTCCTTTTTAGGAGTAAAAACAATGCCCATAATATCTTTGACAACAAGACAAGCCCGGTTCCCTTTTTTAGGGAAAATTCGCAAAGGGGGAGAAAAGAAAGAAAACCCTAAAAAACCCGGAACGTTAATAAGCGGAGATGATTTAGAATATTTTCGCATTGATTCTGATATTCAAGGAATCAACGAAAAATTTACCAGTATTTACGGGAAAGAACCAAAGCAATTAGATTGCTTGTTACCTTTTCCTTATACAGATCAAGTATTTCCTTGCTGGATGGAGGATTGGGGAGCTACGGGATTAGTTTCTCGTTGTGACGAAGAAAAGCAACACATCTACCAACAAGCTGGCAAAATGATTGCCACTAATCCTATCCCGTGCAAACGTCAACAAAACCCTGACGGAAGCTATTCAGGGTGTAAATGCAAGCAAGTCGGTCGATTACAGGTTGTCTTGCCTAAATTAGGTGAACTAGGATACTTTGAAGTCGAAACCCATTCAAAGTGGGATATTATCGGACTAACAGAGCAACTACTAGCTATTGAAACATCGGCTGGTAGTTTGATTGGTATCCCTTTTCTATTAGAACGCGGGTCAAGAGAGCTATCTTATCCCTTACCAGACGGAAAAAGGGGACGAAAGACTTTTAGTCTTTTATCGATCCGTGTTCACCCTAATAGTGCTTCTCAAGTATTGCAAATAATCGAAACAAAAGCTTTTCAGCAATTTACGGGAAATGTAGAACCTATCAAAACTCTATCTCCTGCGTCAACGGGAAACGTAAAAATGCTCAACCCTGATCGCAAACAAGCTGGTATTACTTGGGCTGTAAATCAAGGATTACCTCAATCAGAAGCAGAGCAAATAGCCAATAAGGCTAGTTCCGAAAAAGAATTAGCCGACCTCCTGAAAAAAGCTATAGACGCAAGGCAAAAGCCAGTAATAGAAGTTTACAGTGAAATTATTGATCCTAGTGAACTTCTCAGTGAAGAGTTTTAATAGTTAGTTGTCAGTTGTCAGTTGTCAGTTATCAGCAACTTATTAGGAGTAAATCAACGTCTGTGTTCCCAGTTTTCAAAATAATCAAAATGCTCCGATCTCCAGAAGATGACATGACGGATTTTATCTTTTTAGGACAACAATATCGGTTAATAGCAAGGCCAATAAAATACTGGAAGTATTTTCCGTTTTCTCCGAGGTTTCCTGGTAAGCGGTTTTTTTATCAGTGTCCGTGGCTAACTATTTTTTCTTTTCCCAGCGCCGATCCTAGCGTTTTGTTAGACGATAAAAGTAATTCACTTAAAAACCATTAGGAGTAAACCAATGACACATCAAGAAGAATGAATAAAAGATTGGAGTTTAGAACGACAAATTAAAGCTTTATCTATCGTGGCTCCTAATTTACATCTTTTTATGAAATATAACCCAGAACAGTTAATGGCATTAAGCCACAGTAACCGAGATGCTTTTGACCTTTTTGCGTCAATAATGATGGATACATCTAAGCGGATGAAACAATAAAAAAAGGACAGTTCATAAATACTAATAGTTTAATTTTGGCTATCAGCTATCAGTAAAAACTAGCACAATTGGGGAGTAAAACAGTGAACATCAACCCGCATTTCATAAAGCGGCTGTATAAGCTTATGATTAGAAGTAAATATCTCGAATTATCTCTTGACTCAAAAAATTGGATTGATGATTTATTAAAAAAATCTCAAACTAGCCAAGTAACTAACGAGATATTAATCTGGTGGTGGGAAGGGGATATACAAAAAGGATACATCTATCCGTACTTATCCGATGATAAATGGAATCTTTCTTTTATTAATCGGTTTAAATTTTGGGTTATAACTATTCTTATGCCTATATGTACAGGAGTTACTATTCCTTCTCCTCTTAAAAAAGATTTTGATCTTTTCAGAAAAGCTTTAACACTAGCGTCGATTTTTCTAGCAGAAAAAAGCTGGTATAAAGAAATAACCGACAATACAACTAAGGGGTAAAAAAATGAAAAGCCTGACCTATCGAGTGCTAATCAACTTAAGCTACGCTGAGTTGCCAACAGAAGCCAAGCAATATGTTGATTGCTTAGTTAAAAATACTAAAACATCAAAAAAACCCTTTGCATCGAAAATACTAGAAGGAGTTTATGAAAGCGTAATCAAAGCAGATGACAATGATATAGAATGTCTTTTGGGCGGTGCATTTATTGACGCTGATTCAGATAGGAAGGTAGGATGTTTTTGGCGTTTTAAAACTGCTATATTCCGGTTCATCTTTTCGATTTTAACAGGGGTAGCAATACCTAATCTTATCAAGAAAAACTATTGTCTTTTTCTACAATCTCTTGTTATAGCTAGTTACCTTGCAGAGGAGGGTTATGTCATTCTCCCATCGATTGATTGGGACTACGAATAAAACAAGAAACAACTAAAAATAATCTGGAGTAAACCAATGGACATTCAACGCGCAATGCTAGTTCGGAGAAAATACAATAGCTTGCCTACCGAAGCTAAACAATACGTTGATGCTTTACTCTTAGAAGTGAAACAGAATCCTAAATTAGACTATTTAGAACTGTTTTATAAATTCGCAATCAAGGACAATATAATGGATTGTCTTGTTCTTGGTAATTACGATTGCAATCAATCTATTACAAAGAAAATAACATTTTGGGTGTGGTTATTTCTTGTTTTTTGTAAGACAGATGTTCCTATCCCTAAACAGTTGGAAAAGGATGCTAACTTGTTTCTGCAAGCTATCGCTATAGCCTCTAATTTTGTAGTAGAGGGTGATTATAAAGAAATATACGGAACGTCTCACATCTGGGGACTAACTTACAACCCAAGCACAACTGAGGAGTATTAAATGAATCGGAATCTCTTGTTAAGTCGCGATTGGTGGGATAAACTGACTTCCCAGCAAATACAAGAAATCTTAATTGAAAGCAGCAAAAACCAATGGAAAGTTTTAAGTACAGGGCAAGTCGAAAGTATTTGCTTACAGGGATTGGTAGCTAACCCAGTTTTTAGTGTAGGTATTGATCAAGTACAGCAATTAAAGGCAGATTTTGAGATTACTTGCGATTCTGGCAAGACTAAAAAAGTAATCAAGATTAATCTAACATTTGTAGATTTCAATTCTACGAACTTGCTATTTGAAACATTAACAAGTTTATCAGAATCAAATAATCCGTATATATGGATTAAAGGTAAGGCGATTAATTTTCCAGAAATTACGATTCTTGTTAAAGAATGGGGAAAACGCTATGAAGACTTAAAATGTCTTAAAAGTAAAAACAAACCAACAAACGCAACTGAGGAGTAACAAAATGAGTGCAAATTCAAGAAACAAAATCAGAACCTATGGCTCTGCACGGGGGGAGTTAATAGTGATCGATCCCCGACTAATTTCTTTTAGACTGGCTAATGGTGATTTTATCGGGCCGAGAATAGGAATACATGACGACGGCAAAATGCGCGTCCTACCTAGCGAAACCCATTTAACTTTTAGTCAAGACTTAATTGAGTCCATCTCAGGGGAAACTGGATGGAATACCCGTGTTACCTACGACTTGGAGTTAATTCAAGAACTAGCCGATAAAATACTAGCATCGGGAACAATCTATCAACCCTTACATTTAGTCGCCGACGGCGATAGATTGTTTCCCATGGACGGGCATCGGAGAGTCTTGGCTTGGTTGCTTTTAGCGTCTCAAGGAATAATAATTCCTAACGTTCTAGCAATTATTAAGCCTCTAGCATCAGGTCTGACCGTCCGTGATTTAGAGTATCAAATGCTATCCTACGGCACTGATAGCGAAAAACTATCGGTGTACGATAAAGCAAAACTGATCAAAAGACATCTACATGAGGACAGATTAGATGGCTTAACTGAAGAGCAGTCCTGCCAACAGTTTTGTGAAAAGACGGGATGGAAAAAATCAGAATATAACCGAACTTTAGAGATTTCCTCGATGTCTAGTCCGACATTAAAAGCAATCGAAGGTAAAGTATCGGAAACGACTTTACACAATCTTGTAAGGAAAAATGAACTAACACTCTCGGAAAAAGAAAATGTGCTTTTAGAGACTGTAGCTATAGCAGAAGAAAAAGGGATAAAAGCCACTGGGGAATTAGTCGAATCGGTAACAGCCAACTTTATAGAGTCTAAAAATCCAACTGACTCCGATGAGAGTGTAAAACCTAGCGACGAAACAGAGCCAAAACCAATTAAGCTTACTCCGAAAGCTAAAGAAGTTAAATATCTGCTGATCACTCTAGTAAACGAAGGGAATGCGAGGCAAACAGGTGATGATACAATGACCGTAGATTTTCCTGTAACTCTTTGGGAGAAAGTTATTGATTTTGTAGAGAGATTATAAGATTAGTTGTCAGTTATCGGTTAGAAATTGCTAAATAAATTAAAAAACGATGAGCCAAAATCATGCACGTACAAAAACTCAAATTAGACTGCTATCCCAAAAATTAGCAGATACAGTCGGTAGAGAAATATTTGCTTCTTTAGAAAGAGGAGATCAAGAAGATATCTTTGAGCAAGTGCTTACAAACCTCTACAATTGCTATAGACTTAATATCTACATGAAAAGTTGGTGCGGAACCACATTTCATGTCATTGAAGCCCTGCTATCTAAACTGGAAAAAACAATGAACCAAAAAAATACACTTAACCCCGAAATTCTACTGATGGCCACAAAACTAGCAGACCAAGTCCATGATATTTTTCCCTTTTCTAGCAAAGAAGAAAAAACAGTCTTTTTTGAATTAATGCTTTTAGATTTGTCGCTTTTAGCTTTTCAAGACGGATGTGTAGCGGCGGGGAATGGGATAAAGACAATTAAAGCTTTACTATCTAAGTTAGATTAGTTTAAAATTAGCTATCAGTTATCAACTAAAAATCAAAACAATTAGGAGTATTATGTCTTTTTTCGTCTCTTCAGATTGTCCTGCTCGTGAAATAGAGTCGCCTTGTCCTGACCCTGTACAACTGAGTCCAGAAAAAATAAAACAAGAAAAAAAACAGGCAGAAAAAAAGATTTTTAGAAGTATTCATTCAAAAAGAATACTTGGGAGTCTAGAAAAAATTGAAATAGTTTACGGATATACAGTTTATGTATTTTCTGATGGCAGCCGATGGAACTTAGAGAATTATTATAGACATTTAGAATGTATTCCCCTTTACGGTCCGTACTTAAGTGACTATGGAATTAACCGAAAAGATAAAGAAGGATTTACTCCAGTTAGAACATATCAAGCAAAAAATGATATGTTTTAATAAATCTCAAATAAAAAACAGAGGGTTAACCCTCTGTTTTCTCTGTTATGCTCCGATCAGTTTCTCCTGTAAATATTGGTAAACTTCTTTCTGTAAATCTTTTGGGGCAGAACACAGAAAAGCTTACTACCCTACAAAAAACTTACAAAAAACTTACAGGCAATCTCAACTTTTATGATATAATACAGAAAATTCTGTATGAACTATGTCTGCCAATCAAGATGCTCCAATAAAAGTTGTGTCAATCCGGGTTAAGAAAGAACTATGGGACGAGATGCGCCAAAGAGCCGAGATTTTAGGACTAAAAACCCAAGAGGCAACTGAAATTGCACTAAAATCCTACCTTACCATTCCCATCGATACCGAACTCAATGCAAGGAAAGATGGGGAAGCCGCGTTTTACAACTCTTTGCATAACTTAAAATCTAAGCGTAGCAAGGATTTACAAGTGTAGTGCAAGTGTAGTATTTACCGATCAAGAAATTTCTGCTAGGATAGTAAATACTTTGATTTGCTCCCTCCTACCCATCTACCCAACAAAAAACCCGCTCGGAAGCGGGTCTGTAAACAAAACACTTTTCTTTTATTTCAATAACATTTATGGTAACACAATCCTCGAATCGTGTCAAGATCAACGAAAACAATCCTTGCCCCCACTGTGGTAAGACTGATTGGTGCTATATGTACACAGCCGAGGACGGCAATCTACTCTCGGTATGCAAGCGAAACTACGACCCCGCACCAGGATGGGAAAAATCGAGCAAAGTAGATAGTGAGGGTACACCGCTCTACTATTTAAAAAAAGAAGTCAAATTTTCCAGCTACAAAACCGAAAAAACTCAATACTTTGTTTACCCTCCTCTTGCCAACAGCTTGAAAATCCGTGTGTACCGGAAAGACTATCAAGAGAATGGTATCTGGAAAAAGGATATTAAACAGCAGCGCTCTACAGACAGTGGTAAAACTTGGGAATGGGGCATAGGTGATATTGAGTACAAAGATATACCTCTTTATCGTCAAGACCGCCTAGAAAAGGCTATTAAAGAAGGAATCCAGATTTTCATAGTTGAGGGTGAGACTAAGGTAGAGAAACTAGAATCTCTAGGATTAGTTGCCACTTGTAATATAGGCGGATCAAAAAAATGGCAACCGTCCCACACAGAAGCTTTAAAGGGAGCAAATCTGATTTTATGTCCTGATCGTGACAAAGGGGGAGTGTCTCACTGCCAGAAAATTTATCAAGATTTCCCCGATGCAAAATGGCTTTATGCGTATCCAGATTCTCCTTTGTGGAATCATTTACCAGATTCTCAAGGGGTAGATATTCTTAATTGGATTGAGGAAAAGAAAATCGATCTTAAGGAATTATTAGCCTCAATAGTTGATAAACCAAAAGAAATAAAAGAGAAAAAAGAAAAGGAAGTCACAATAACAGAAACGATGACTTTTCAAGACCTAATAACAGCTATTGACGGCTGTATTGGTCAGAACGAAATCACCCGAACTCAGTGGCAAGAAAAAGTTGATCTGTGGGCAAAAGCCACTGGCAAGAAACCAGCAGAAATACGATATTTAATTGAAATCCGTAAAACAGAAATAGCAGAAGGGGACGCTATTAAATCAGGATTAGAAGGGTTCCTGAAAGGTAAGCATTACCAGAAAAAAGAGATTGATCTTTCTGAAATACTTCCGAAACCTTTAGCCGAAGCGATTATAAGTCGTGCCAAGACATTAAATCAACCCCCAATCAGATTACTACATTCTTTATGGCCAATACTAGGAGCTATTCTGGGTAGCCGGTTTGCGATTAATCTCCGAACTACCGCAAGGGAGAGGGAATGCTGGAAGGAATACCCGATATTCTATTGTGCAGACTTAGGCGGGGTTTCTACTGGAAAAACTCTCACTCAAAACGAAGTTTGTCGGGTTTTGAAAAGAAAAGATTTAGCCGAGCAAAAAAGAGTTACTAAGGAACAATCCACACTAGACGATCTAAAAGCTGCGTGGCAAGAGATGTCAGCGTCAGATCGCAAGGCGAATAAAACAAACGCCGAAATTAACCCACGTCTTTATGAGAAAGAACATTGTCAGGCGCGGCGATGGTTTTACGACGAAGGTACTCTTGATGGTATCCTAAAAACAATGTCCTCACAACCTTCTTGGCAAGGTGGGGTAGTCGTCTATGACGAATTATCGGGATTTTTCGAGGGATTAAATCAGTACCGATCAGGTGGTAAAGGTAATGACCGGCAACGAGACTTAAGTAACTGGAATAGCCCTATCCGAAATACTTTTGATCGCGTAAACAAAGATAATCGATACTATTTAGATGGGCAAACACTTAATAAATTAGGTGGGATACAAGTCGAGAAACTTAGAAAATATCTTGATTTATCTAATGATGTCGATGGGGCGGTTTCTCGGTATCTTTTCTTACTTCATGAACCTCTTGATCCTCGTCCTGGCAGACCACCAGAAGATCCCAACTCGATTGACGAGTGTATCGAAAATATTATCAATCAAATCAGTGGAATTAGCCTAGAAGCTGATGAAAATGGGATTATCGATCCTTATAATTGCTGGTTTACGTCAAACGGGGAAGACTACGCTTTCGGGATTAAATACCATTACGAGATACTTATCAAGAAGTACCGAGCGATCAATCCATCGTTTGCTTCCTACCTAGGCAAACAAATGAAGACCTTTTTAAGGCTTACATTAAGTATCCATCTTCTCAATTGGATATTTGATCCAGATAATACCAATCTGTACAGTATTCCTGTACAAACAGCCATTAAAGCTGCTAAGATGACCGACTTCTATATCAGTCAATTCTTGACAATTCAAGGAGTCACGTCTCAGGACGAAAATCCAGTACAGGGCATTTTATCCGAGATATGGGAGATCGTTAAAACTGCTGGAAAAATGACACCCCGGGAAGTTGTCGGCAAATTTGGCGGACGTAAAATTAATGGGGAAAAAGTAAATACATCTATCGCCCGTACCCTACTTACTCAGTTGGAACAAGCTGGTTATGGCCGATTAGAAGTTAAGTCGAGAGGGATGGTGTTGCACTATCAAGAGCCAAAAGAATTAGAAACTTTTGAGATAGAAGATTCTCTGGAATATCAATCAGAGATAAAAGAAGAAATTGTCCAGGCTCCCACTCCTACACCAAAACCCGAACCAGTTTCTGACCCTGAGATAGTAGAAGTTAAATCAGAGCCAGTCGATGAATTCTCAGCTGATGGTGTCTATATCGATAGCCTCCCTGATCTTAAAAAAGAAACCGTATTAATACGAACGGCTGCATCTGTAGAGATAGGAGAGCGAACTATCCCACCAAGAGCGGTCGGAAAAGTTATAGAAGCAACTTTTGACACTTTTGACAATCAATGGCTTTTGAGGGTAGAAACTATCTTAAATGGATCTGTGATCACTTTTTCAATTCCATTCTCTAACTGTTATCTACAGGATATAAATACCTAATGATTGGACAATACATTCCCTCTCGATACCCTGAAAAGGTTTATCGTGTCAATTCCTATGGACGTATTTTCCCCCAATGTAAACCACTGGGGATTGTCAAGACTGCCATAGGAATATATTACCATTTTGAGTCACTCGATCATCTCACAAAAGGAGAACATTTTTACTGTTTTCGCAAAGAAGATTTTACAGAAATTTCTTGACAATTCTAGTAAAATAATGTAAGATTTAAGTAATGAATCAAGGAGAAAATCATGAAGCTTATCGTAAACATGAAAAACAATGAAATTAGTTATTACGCTAATTTCTATGCCGGACAATATCGAGATTCTAAGCAAGAATCTGGGGAAAATGTCCAAAAAAAACGTGCCATTTTATACTCTAAAATTCAGGAGTATAATAAAGTTTTGGAACAACGAGGTTTTAAAAAAGTAAAGGTGTAAGTGTAAAATGACAACAAACTCAAAAAAACAACTATATTGTGTAATTTTTTGGCTAACGATTTTGGCTTATTTAGTAATTATATCGGCTTTATTATTAGATATGAACGAGGCCTATAAAGACTACAGAGTTAATTTGAGCCTATTGTACGGTATTGTTTAAAAAAGCAAAGGTGTGATTATGGAAAAAGAAACTAAAAAAGTGTCGAAAAAGTTGGTAAGTCAGGATGACATTGATAAGAACAAAGGACTTATCAGAGGAACGGAAGAACAAGAGTCTGCCAAAAGGCTTAAAGCGCATCTAGAAAATTGCAAAAGACACCTAAAGGATTGGAGACAATGAGATACACGATCAGGACAATAGATAGAAGAAATAAGCCTTGTAAAATTAAAACTTCTATGCACCAAAGTCGATTAATAGCTTATCTAGAAGCTTTAACCCGCAACGGGCATCATGACATCGTAGTAGAAGAATCAGTAGGTATTCCTAGTAATTTCACCCAACAGGAGTAACAGGAGTAACAAATGGACACACAACAAGCATCAGAAAAGTTATTTAATTTTTGTGAGGGAAGATACCCAGATTTAAAATGGGCATGGAATTATTATAGTGGTATTGATAATTGTAAGGATGTTTCACTTATTTTTGGTTCTTGCTCTTTGTTTAAACTGGAGCTAGAAATTCGCTCAGAGGAAAAACAAGAGCGTTATTCTTACGAAAAAGAAGCTACTTACGATTATATACTAGGGTTGCTTCGAATATCTCAATCAGAAGAAAAATCCTTACTTCCCTGGTCAGGTAGTTTTAAAGTAAATCTAAACCACGATAAGGATAGCGAGTTAGAGTTTATGATTGCCACTCATGACGAGTGGAATGATGATAGCTGGCTTTTAGTAAAAAAAGCCAGAAAAATAGTGAGAGAAATCTTTAATTTTATTGAAGACGAAATCCAAGATTAAATAGGAGTAACACTGATGGACACACAACAAGCAGCAGAAAAAATATTCAATTTCTGTAAAGAAAAATACCCAGATTTAGACTGGAATTTTGATTTTACAGATAATGACTACAAAATCATTCAATGCTTAACTTTTTCTAATGACAACATAGAGATTAGATACGGTTTTTGTACGGGATTAGACGGACGACTTAAGTGTGTTCAGTGGCAAGATAATCTTATAGGAAGGTTTAAAATTTGGATAAATCCTCCTACTGAGTTCTGTCATGATTGGTATGAAGACATTATAGTTTTTGAGAATCTTGCCTATTATAGACATGAGCTATGGAGTGCAGAAGATTGGAAATTAGTTAGTCAATACCGAAAAGTAATGCTAGACATTTTTAATTTCATTCTCGATGAGATTCAAGAGTAAATAGGAGCAACACATGGACACACAGTTAGTAGCGGAAAAACTATTTAAGTTTTGTAAAGAAAAATACCCAGATTTAAAATGGGACATCAAATCTGCAAGAAAAGACTCAACGTTTATTTATGGATCAGATTCTTTTATTGAATTAACATTAGGGGTTCACAAAGAATGTGAATTTGAATATATTTTAGGTTCTTCTAAAATATCATCTCCTATAGTCTGGCTAGGCACGTTTCACGTTTGGATAAATTTTGAAAAAGATAGTGACATAGATTTTACTCTTTATGAGACAGACAAAATATGGAACGAAAAAGATTGGGTATTATCCAAACAATCTCGAAAAATAATGTTAAATATTTTTAACTTTATTCTCGATGAAATCCAAGAGTAAAAACATTACTAAGAGTTAAAACAATGGCGACAAACAAAGAGTTAGGACTTCCGCCTAAAGGAACGTATCCAGCTAAGGTAATTGAAGTTATCGATAATTTTAAAGTAGTAATAAACCGTGGTAAATTAAATTGTATCCGAATAGATACTTCTCATCTAGTTTATTCGATTACAAACAAGCCAATATACGACCCGATAACTAGGGACTTCATTGGTCATCGTATTCTTTATAAAGGGTCAGGAATGATTATTTCTGTTGAAGAAAATACCTCTATTATTCAAGCTTGCAATAATTCTCGATACGACTGCAAGGAATTTGTCAATGTTTGTG